ACATTACAGCAATACGCTTTAAGGTCGTCGCCTTTAATACCTTTACCGTTAGCCAAACCGCGCATCATACCCAGCTGCTTACTCGACGGATAAACCTTTGCAGGGCCTTCTTCTGGGAAAGGTACTTCACCATCATTTATAGGCGTTACAGACGCTAAACGGGCTGTAGGTTGCCTGCTTTGCGCTGCTTCTACTTCATCACGGCTAGCAATACTTTTGTTTATAGCAAACCCCATATAGCCCAAAGCGCGCCCTAAAGCAGACGTAAAACCTACTTCGTTTTCGCTTGTCTTCGTGTACGGGGTACGGCCTGGGTATATTTCGCAAGCTGTAGCTACTGCCGGTATCGGGTCGTTTGCGTCGCGCCATACCGTAACCGTGCAACGAATAAAACAGCTTTTATCTGGCATTTCTATAACTTCACGCGCTGTTTCTTGTATGCGTAAATCAGGGTATTTGGCAAACGCTAACTGTAAGCGTGTAGCTACGTCTACGTAATTATCTAAGCTAAAACCCATTACGCAACCGCCTTAACTTGTTTAAACGCTAAAAGTTCGTCAGTAGCTGGCAACATATCTATAGGCCATAACTGGTTTTGTGGCATAGCAAAACACGGATAACGCCAACTGGTTTGGTAATTATCGGCGCGTTCGTTACAGCGTGTAAGGGTCGAGTAACCGCGAATAGTTGCCGTCAAAGTTTTTTGGTTAATAGTTACAAATATGTAGCGGCCTGGTTTATCGCCATAGTTTTTGTCGTCTGGGTCGTGTGTTAATAAACAGCCGTTTTCGTGGTAAGTTGCCCGAACTTCGTAACCTAAAACGTCGTGCGCTTTTGGGTCATACGGTTTATATACGTTTGGGCAACCAAAATAGTTAGCTACGGCCTGTTCACCTAACACGCCGCAAAACGTCGTAGCTTCGTTTAGTAACGGGTTAGCTTCGTAACTTGTTTTAGCGTTACGGTTTTCTACTTCTAATTGAATAAGGCCCATAATTACGTAACAGTTTTTATAGTCCTCTTGCGTTAATTGAATAACCGGCTGGCCAAGTTCGTTAGTTTGCATTAGCGGCCAACCGTTCTAAACGTGCGTTTTCGCTTTCCAAATGCTGTACCTGTTCGCGTAAACCTTTAATCACAGCCATTAAATATTTTAGTTCAATAATTGCAGACTTCAAATCTTGCACTAAATCGCCGTCATCAAACGTATATTCACTAGCCCAGTTCTGTAAGTTTCGAATATTGCGACTGGTTACAAGTTCGCTAGGTTCGCGCAAAGGTACGTTGCCTTTTGTTATTTCGTTTATAACTTGCGCTAGCGCTTTTAATTGCGCTTTGTCTGCGTCAAATAGTTTTTGTAGTTTGTCGTTTACGTTTTCGTTCATTTTCTCGGTTCTTTCTGTTAGTGGGTTTAACGTACCATATCAAAGCCGTGTACGCAGTAAGTAGCAAAGCGATTGCAAAGTGTTTTAGATTGACCACGCGCGCCACCCGTCGCTATAACGGTAAATAGCTAATGCGCTACGCAAATTAGTTTCTAAATTAAATAGTTCGCTGCAGTCTTTAAGTAGGCCGTGCGCTTGTAAATAGCCGGTAGGCCAATACTGCGAAGGTTTGCACCAAAAATAGTTAATTTGCATTACCCCAGCTGAACCGCCGTTAGGGTCTTTAGGGTTAAACGCTTCGACTATGCAACGGCTTTCACGTTGCGCTACTGCTACAAGTTTGCCTAGTTCGTGGTCAGGCCAGCCTATGTATTTAGCCATATCAAATACCTGCCCGCATAGGTCAATAGCAGGCGTTACAAGCGTCGTAGACGTCGTAGGCGCTGGTATGTCTATAGGTGCTTCGTATGCTTCGTAAACGCTTGTAAACGGCGTCTGTAAATCGCTGGCTGTAGGTGCAGGCGGCGGCTTTAATATAAACAATGAAGTAATCGCTAATAACGCTGAAATAACAGCTTTGCTAAGAAGGGTCATATACGGCCTAACTTTCTCGGTAAGGGGTTAAACAAACCCTAACCTAAACGCTAAACGGTTTGTGGCATATCCTTAAAAACTTGCTGAAACGCTTGTTTTACTAGGTTTGCGTCGTTAGCCATAGTTGGGGATATCTCGATATGAAACCAATCGCCGCCGGACCACTTACCTTTAATCCAAGTACCCCTATCACATTTCCAACTTCTGTTTTCGTGATAGTCGATTACCAATTCTATTTGTAAAACGTCTGCATTTTCTAACAGTTTGTATATAAACGGCATAGCAATTTTGCGCCCGTCTACTAAACCTTTGTCAGTCATTTTACGGTAGCTAAAATCTGTAGCCAAACCGCGCGCGTGATTAGATAACTGGCCAGGCTTTGTCCGAATATCCCTAATTATAAAACTGCCATTATTCCAAAGCGAACCCATAGACCGTTTAACTACCTGCCGTATAAATTCGTCATTACCTGCCAAAGCTCGACTAGCTACCGGCGCTTTAGCAGCTGTGTACGGTCTAGTCATCTTCGTTTAAATATTCGTTACGTTTGCTTTTAATGCCGTTTGAAGCAACTAAGCCCGATAATGTGCCGGTTAAAAAAACTACGATAGTTGACATTAAATCTATAAAAGCCGCGTCGTTTGGGCTTTGTTCTATTGGCTGGCTAACAAACAGTAGGCCGTAAACCATACCTACAACAATGACGCTAAAAACTAAACCTAACAGTACGCCAACCGTAACGATTAGGCGCGCGTGTAATTCGTCTGGGCTGTATCGGTAGCGTTTCAAGGCGTTATTCCGCAACGGTCAGGCACATAACAAGTATTAAGCGCAGAATTTTTAACCTTTGATTTAACCGTAATTGTGTTGTCGCGTGTTGTTTCGCAAGCCGTCAACATAAGAATTAGCGCAAACAACCCGTATCGCATTGCATTACGGTTCGTTAGGAGTTGGCGGTACAAACTCGCCATATTCGCCTAATGAAGCGTCAAAATAATCGCCAATGCCAGCATAAATATTTCTAAAATTTGCGTTGTAACTTGTTTGCAACCATTCGCCGCTAATGTTGCACGACGCAATAAATGCTTGTCCTATTGGTTCGCTTTCAGGAAATGGCAAATTGTCAACGTCTGTGTTATTGACTGTTATAACCTCAACCACCATTTTTTTGTCGTTAATTTTTGCAAAGTGTGCCATTATGCAATCACCAAAGTTCCTGTCGCTGTGTACTGATAATAAGTGTATGAACCGCTTGTACCTGTTGTCGGTGAACCTGTTGTCGTAATTGTTAAACCTGTTGCGTCGGCTGTTAAATATCGAATAACGACTTGTCCGCTACCGCCGTTGCCGCCGCCTTTATCTGTTCCGCCTGAACCAGCGCCACCGCCACCGCCGCCGCCACGATTAGCCGTACCTGCCGAACCTGCTGCATTAGTTCCGCCGTTGCCTGCGTTAGTGCCAGCCGTTCCGCCTGTACCTGTTCCGCCGCCGCCACCGCCACCCGAGTAACTAATACTGCTACCCGTGTAACTGTTTGCTGTTGCTGCACCGCCTGCACCGCCCGTAGAACCAGAACCGTTACTGCCTGTGCCAGCCGAACCGCCACCGCCGCCGCCACCTGCTTGCGAACCGCTTTCGCTGCCGCCTGCGTTACCTTCGCCACTAATACCTGTGCCGCCTGTTGAACCGCCGCCACCCGACGCGCCATTCATACCTTGTTCACCAATTAAACCGCCGCCGCCACCATTAGCCGAACTAATGAACGACGACGCCGAACCACTTTGACCTGGGCTGGTATGTGAACCAGTAACTCGACCAGCGCCACCAGCACCAATTTTTATTGTGTAAGTCGTTTTGCCAAGAATACTTGTGCCAGTTACAAAACCGCCAGCACCGCCGCCGCCGCCGGCGGTTGAAGCGTTAGCACCTTTACCGCCACCACCGCCACCACCTGACAACATAAAATCAACTGCCAAAGTATTTTTGGCAGCACCGCTAAAAAAAGTGAAGGTTGACGCCGACAATGCAAGTAGGTAGCCGCCTCCATATTGCGCCAATGCTAAAGAACCACTTGTGTTAATAGTTACGCCTGCGCCTGCCGTTACCGTGCAAACGCCTGCACCTTTGTTAGCGACTTGAATAACATCGCCAACCGTAAAAATCGAGTTATTAACCGTAATAGTTGTAGCGCTAGCGCTATTCATCATTGTGCGCTTAGTTTCGTCGCCTGCAATTAAAACATAGCTAGCGGTCTTATCTGAAATAGGTAAATTTTGAATATCATTTAATTGCTGCGCTGTTAAAACAGTCGAAGCTACAAACGGAAACGGCGTAGTCATAGTGTCCTTACTTTACCCTAAAACGTTATCTGCGTCTAGTATGCCAAAAATAGCGTCGTTTAAAATTAATTCGTAAACAATAGTTGTAGGGCTTGTAAACAGCAATATTTTATGGCCGTCGCCAATATTTAGCGTGTGTTCTACGCCTTCTATGCTTAGCTCTTGCGCTAGTTCTGTAGTGCCAGCGCCGCTAGTAAACGTTTTTTCTATTGTTATTGTGTCGCCTATATCTATTATGGCTACCGTGTCGCGCTGGGCTGTAGTTAACATATTTAGCGCCGTACCTACAGACGTGTAGCGCGGTTCTGGTTCGCCTTCAAGCAGGTAACTAGCCAGCGTTGCGGCTGCAGTGTCGTTATGTAAAAGGCTGTTTGTAATGCTTTGGGTTTGTATAAAATATTTAGCTTGGCTGGCTGCGTCGTCTGCCGTTTGCGGGTTATTGCTACCTAAAATTTGCACTACTGCACGGTTAACTACTTGGTCAGCTTCAAAGCTAATACCTAACTGGTTGAAAGGTAAGTTTGTGCCGTCGTCGTGAAAGTCTGCAACAGACCCGCTAAGCGTATTTCCTAGCCTTGGTTGAAACGTTAGTAAACCGTCGCGCGACATAAAAAGGCGGCCTTGCTCGGCGTCGTTTATTTCAGTGCAATAACTTAAAACGTTTGTGCCTTGGTTAACGGTGAACGCTGCAGCGCCGCCTAACGTTTGTGTACCTGTAGTAATAGCGCGTTGGCCTGCTGGGAAGTTAACTTCTGGTAAATCTAAGACCGCTTCTAAACGTTCGTTAGTTAATTCTTCGCTTACGTTAAATTCATCTAATACGGTTTGGCTTAATAAATAGAAATCGTCTGCACAAAAAACAGTTACCGTATCTATGCCACCTAAAGCAAAATTGTAGTCATAGTTAACTATGTAGCCTTTAAAAAGATATTCAGGGTTATTTAAATCGTCGTACCGGATTAACTCGACTTTACGCATAGGCGCTAAACCAGGCTGCGCCGTAGCTGGGTCAAAAAACGGACTAAGTTCGTCAAACGGGTTAAAAATACCGCTTGTATCGCTAAGCGTAAAAGTCATAGTGCCAGTACCGAACTGGTCGCCCTGGTCGCGTCTGCCCCGCCTTACGTTCACGTTTACGCAACCGTCTAAAACGCCTGCAAAATTTGTAGAACCGTCTAAAACGTATTGCGTATTATTTAAAACGCCTTGCGGGTTAGCGTCTAAAATAAATGCGTCTTGGATAAAACCTGTATCTACAAACAGTTCGTAATTACCTGAACCTACAACAGCTACCCCGGCCATTACGACGCAACTTGAAATTGTGAAGGTCCAGCCAAACGGTTATAGGCCAGTAAAGCATTATTGACCGCTACCGCTACTTCTGCAGTCGTAGCTAAACCGCCCGTAACGTTAATAGTCGTAGCACCTATACCGCGCCGTTCGTCTAATTCTTGACGCGGTAAAAGCGCCGGCATACTTGGCGCAACGATAGACGGCATATTTATAGCGTCGTTAAACCCAGCACCAATACCTTTAACGTCAGCCAGCTTCAAACCTTTAGCACCTAAACGGGTTTGCGCTTTAGCTATAGCTTCCTCGACGCCGCGCAAATAAGCTTGGGCGTTAGAAACGCCTGCCGCGTAAAAATTGTTTGCCGATACTTCGCCAATACGTTTAGCAATAGCGTTAACTTCTTCTACAAGTTTGTTAGCCCGTAACACGTTTTCGCTAGACGCTAAAAGTTCTTTTGCTATCTGACTGCCGCTATCTATGCCAGCGTCAATAACCTGTTGCAAAGCTTCACTACTTAAACCAGCTGCTAACAACTGCTCGACTAAATCAGCAAATTCTTTAGCTTTATCTGCCTGTTTTTGTAGCGCACTAAAAAACGTTAAACCTGCGTCTTCGCCGCCTTCTTCAAACGCCTGCCCAAAATTAAGCGCGTTACTAATAACGTCAGAAACAGACTTACTAAAATTGTTAAATTCGTCTTGCGCTTTTTTAAGCCGGTCTTTAGCGCCGTCTAACGCGTCGCCCATTTCCTTATCTAAAGTTTTTGCTGCTTCTTTAACGGCTTCGCTTACTTTCTTTGCAGCGCCTGTTAACGCTTTAGGGTCGTCGCCGTCTGTTAATGTTTCGGCAACTTTTTTAGCTTTTTGCCCAAATTTGTCTAGACGTTCTTCGGCTTCTAAAATTGTTTGGTTTTGACTAAGGACTGCGCCTTGCAATACGCTTACTTTGTAGGCGAAAGTATCGAAGCTTCGTTCTAGTGCGCCTATGTCTATAAAAGTGTCAAACACTTTACCCATAGTTTTTATAGCGTCTAACGGTTGACCTGTAACCAATTGAAATTGCGCTATAAGTACTTGAACTGACTTATAAACAACGTTTGCCATTTTTGCAGCGTTAACAGCAATAAATTTAAACGCCGAAACTAAACCCTTACCGGCTGAACCCGTTTCGGCTACTGCTTGACGCAGCCCTGCACCTAAACCTTGTTCACCAAAAGCGGTTACTACACGGTCTACAGCTGGTAAAACTTCGTTATTTAAAAATGTTATTAAAGTTTGAAAAGCAGGTAGTAATGCTTCGCCTATTTTGGTTTTAACGTTTTCAAATTGTGCGCTTAAAATGCGTTGCTGGTTAGCTAGGCCGTCTGAAGTTCGTTCAAAGTCGCCTTGCGCGTCGCCTGTCTGTTCGTAAATAACTTTTTGTGCAGCTAAGATTTTTTGTTGCGCTGTTAATGCACCGCTACCTTTATATATGCCTAATTCCATAGCGGCAGTTTTTAAAGTTGCGTCGTTAAGCAATACGCCAAATTTGCGTAACGGTTCAGCTTCACCTCGAAGCGCTGAACCAATAGCATTAATAGCTTCGTCTGGGGTTGTGTTATTAAACGAAGCTAAATCTGCAGACAAAGTAATAAAATCAGTTGTAAACGTAGCTAACTGGTCGCCTGCTAAACCAGCTGCTTTACCAAAAGTACCGAAAGTACCGGCAGCCGCTAAAACTTGGTTTTGACTTTGCCCAATTTCTCTAGCCGCCGTTTTAGCAAAATCTGTAACGGCTTTGCCAGCGTCGCCAAAAATTACTTTTATTTTGCTTGTGTTTTCTTGTAAATCGCTAGCGGCTTGAATAGCTGGCATTAAACCTTTTGTAAATACAAGCACCGAACCGGCTGCAGCAATAAGTCCAGGTACTACAGAAGCTTTTAATATGTCGCCTAATTTGCTAGCTGGGCCGCCAATACCGGCTAAAGCTTTTTGTGCTTTGTTTAAACCGCTGTCGTCAAACGTTGAAGTAATCGGTATGTTAATTGCCATAACGAACCTTTAATTTTTTGTTTAACGTTTTAGCTACTTCGTCTACAATTCTTTTAACGGCAAATTGCACCGTTTCTCTATGCTGTTGTACAGCTGGGTCTATAGCGCGTGGCTGGTTGCCTACTTCTACGTTTAAGTTAGTTACGAACTGCCCTTTAGTTTTAATGCCTGCGTGGTCATAGATAGCGCCTGCAGCGTCTGTTTGCTGTGCCACCATAAGTTGATAGGGCCTGGCTTTAAACGTAACGCTGTGGCTTTCGCGCGGGTTAGTTTCGGCGTCAAAGTTATCTTTAAACTGCACCGTGCCGCCTCGACTAGCGCGCCTACCTACTTTAATTTTTAAGCCAGCTTTAACAGTTTTGTTAGACCAATACACTTCGCGGCCTTTAATAAGTTTGCCGCGCACCATACCCGATAGCGGCGGTACGTCGCCTATCAGTTGCCTAGCAGTGTTAATAATTGGCGCACCCGCGCCTTTAATGTCTTTAGTTACTTGTCGCCTGTAAACCTTGTCGTATTTGTTTAGTTCGGCAAGCGTTTCTTTTATGCCTTCAATTTGTAAAACAAGTTTTGGGTTAGACATACGTTTTATTTCTTTTGTTTAATATTTCTATTACTGCGTATACGTCGCCTAGTTCGTAGGGTACGTCATTAGGCCAATAACCAGTAGCTACCAGTATTTCGGCCATTACATACCTTAAGCTTCCGGGTCTGCTTTTGGGTCGTGCTGCTCGACTACTTCA